TTAGGCTGGCTCTGCCAGCCAGCTAAAGCTAGATAGGCTAGCTTCGCTAGCATATACTACGGCCAGCCAACCGCTCCGCTAGGCTGGCCTACCACGGCTAGCTATCGCTTCGCTGGCTAGCCTACCCCGGCGCTCCCTCTGGTCGCGCCTACCGGGCTCGCTTCGCTCGCCCGGCTTGGCTTAGTGTTATGTTATTTATGATTGTGTTGCGATTATTGGAGTTTTTTATTTATTTGTGTGTATAGGACTCAAGAGAAAATATTATTTAACTACGGGACCATAGAGAGAGAAAAGTTAACACTGTTAACGCAATCTATAAATAGTAGAATGTTTTATTGAGGGTATGAGATGTCAATGTGGAGCGCGGGGAGTTGAGATTTGTGATGATTGCATACGAGAAAAAGAATTTTGGAAGTTACGTAAAAATATGGAGTCTAAAGAACTTAAGGAGTAAGCCAGTATACGTTAGTCAACAAGGACGGTATTGTTAAGTCAATAACGAAACCTGTATATAAATCAGGGAATGTGCCTATATGATTGAAACCACTTATTCATTCTCCACCTCTTTTTATGATGGACAAGAGACAATACGGTGTGTGGTGTGTCCTTATATATATATGGACGGATTAGATTACTAAATAGCAAAGGCTAGATTTGGCTTTTCTATCCTAGCCAAAGGACGCTACGCGTAGCTGGAAGAGCGCTAGAAAAGGGGTTTACCGACGGTAGCTAGGAGGTAGGGGAGAGAACTTTATCTATGTATAAGCACAAATAGAAAAGTATTTAAAGGACACATCCTTGTGTTTATCATGGATGGAAGACCTAATTATCAAAGTGCAATGCGGATTGAGAAACTTGATACTTTATTTCTAATTGTAGAGAAATGTTCTAATGCTGGATTGCCTGCAATAAAGCATGAGTTGTTTGTATTCTGCACAGAGAGGTGGGGTTCTCAATGGCGTAAATTTATGGAATATCTTAACGATTTAGTTATGAGAAAGATGATTGTTGTTGATGGTGAGGAAGTATGGACTTATCGGCGTTGGAAGAAGATTGAAGAAGCACGAAGGAAGTCCTATCCGGGTGCGAAAGAATTTGTTTCAATAGCAGATGAAGTTAGTAAGATAAGTTCGGAAGATAGGGAACTTGCTAAACAAATCGTGGAGAAAGCCGGACCTAATTATATGAAAGAAGTAAAGGACAATCTTAATATAAGAATTAAGAAGGGAGAATTTAACAAATGAGTAGATATGACAATTTAAGTAATGAGGATAAAGCGAAGGTTGATGAGATGATAAGATTCTTTAACGAACATGAGAAATCAATTCGAGAAACAGGCGGGACAGATAACGCTTATAAAAAACATCCAAGACAACAAGACTGGATAAAAATATGAATGAAAAAGAAAAACTCGCAGAAGAAAGAAAAAAACTCGATTCCTATGGAGAAAGTATCGCCCAATTCGTCAGACTTATTGAAGGATTTTGGGAAAACTTCCAAAGTTGGAAAGGCGGGAAAGGAGAACTTATGGAATGCTCCCAATGCGGTAACTTATGCGGAAAAAAAACTAGGGATTACGTTAGATGACTGGCAAAGAGAATATATCGAACATGAAGGAAACACTGTTGTCCGTGCAGGAAGACAATCTGGAAAAAGCTTTGCAGAGTCTCTCAGAGTTGCTCTCTTTGCCCTACTCCACCCTAAAACAACGACTCTCATCATCGCGTCGGTGGATAGACAATCTATCGAACTACTCGAAAAAGTTAAATCTCATATTGTCAAAATTGCTAACAAACAAATTAAAGGAAGACCAACTTTCCACAAAATAATCTTATACAATGGCAGTAAAATTATGGCAGAACCTGCTGGGACAACTGGCTATGGTCTACGTGGGTTTACTATTGATAAACTTGTCGCTGATGAGGCACATTATATCCCAGACGCTGTTTTTGTGGCTGTTCGACCTATGTTGGCTACTACTAGCGGCACTCTGGACTTACTGTCTACTCCTCGCGGGAATGAGGGTTTTTTCTATGATTGCTTCCAAACCGACGACTTCCACCACATCCATATCAAAAGTGAAGACTGCCCCAGAATTACCACTGAGTTTCTTAACCAAGAGCGGAAGCGGATGACTAAATTAGAATTCTGTCAAGAATATGAGGCAGAATTTCTAGATTCTCTACAACAACTATTTCCTAAAGACCTTATTGATGAATGTATTACTGAAACTGTGCAAAACGCAGGAAGGAACTTTTTAGGTGTTGATTTTGCGGGCTATGGAGGAGCACAGAACGCCTTTGTAAGTCTAAACAATATAGAAGAAAAAAACTATGTAAATCTCTCAGAAACAACTGAACAAGTGAAAGCATGGGAAACTGTCAATTATATCCTAGACCTCCACGCCCGGAACAACTATCAAAAGATTGGAGTTGATGATGGGGGTCTGGGAACGCCAATTTTAGACTATCTCCTAACTCACGGTCCTCTGAAACGGAGAACTATCGGACTTAACAACGCTACTCGTGAAATCGATAAAGACGGAAACACCAAAAAGCTCCTCGGAGAAGACATGTATGGCAATTTAAAGCTAATGATGGAGCAAGGTTTAATAAAATTCCCGAACGATGAGGAACTAATCCGCTCCCTAATTTCTATTCAATTTGAAGTCGATAAAGATACAAAAAGAGTCAAAATTCATGGGAAATATGACCATCTAGCCGAAGCATTGAAAAGAGCGGCATGGTTAGTAAAAAGCAAAGGATTAAATATTATGGCTTTCTGTTAGAATTATGACACACACAGGAATTTATGCAACATCAGCGGAATGTATCTTTAAAATGGGCAACGGTTACGATAGCACGAATGTAGATGAAGATAGGATTAATGAGTTATGTTTGCAATGTGAGAGTTTCATTAATGTCTTATGTCGGCAGGTTTTCGCAAAAGACGCAGCCGCCTTCGCAGCCCTAGACGCAGGGAAGAAGTATTTATTATCTGAAACAGTCTCTAACTATGTTGGGTTTTATGGCTCAATGTATGACGCTGCAGGTTATGGAAGTCAGAGGGAACAAGAGAACATTATGAATACTTGCTGGGCGAGGTTTATCCAATGTATCGGATTACTTAAAAATCAAGAGGCGGTTACGTTTATGAAATAATGGCAGACCAATTAATCACAGGCACGACGTTAGTCGAGAAGGAAAGTAGAAGCATTGGAGACGCTCCTATTGGGGCTATTCTTGCTTGGGCAAAATCATTATCAGGAGTTCCTAATCTTGCGGAGGGTTGGGTTGAATGTGATGGTTCTGTTTTAGTAGACGCTCTTAGTCCTTTGAACGGTCAAACAATACCAGACCTAAACGGAGATAATAGATTCTTACGTGGAAATTCTACGAGCGGGGGGACAGGAGGAAGCGCAACAGCAGCCCACGAACACGATATGGCTATCGCATCAACAGCAACGAGTAGATTAATAGATGCTGCAACTACTATTGGATTTGTTAGTGGAGACTCAGACACAAAGGTTGAGAGATATACCTCAGGAGGAGCAGTAAGCGTCTCAACACTAAAAGGAAAAACACAATCCACGGCCCCGGCAAATTTACCACCATACTATAATATTGTTTGGATAATGAGGGTACGATAAGATGGCACACGATTTTAAAACATACCCAGAACTGACGAACTCCCAGATGAATCTCTATTACTTCGATAGCCCACACCAACAAATCGCAGAGGACTTCGACGCGAGAGTTGTAAAGGTCAGCGACGGAGATACGATAAGAGTAACTTGTGACTTCCGAGACTTTGACTTCCCGATAAGATTCTCAAACATCATGGCGGCAGAAACCAATGAGGAAGGGGGAATAAGAAGTCGTAATCACCTCAGGAGTCTGATAGAAGGCGCGTTAGTGGAAGTTATAATTGACAAAGCGAATAGAGTTGGGAAATTTGGGCGATTACTCGCAAGAATTAGAAACAAGGGTTTTGATGTTGGCGAGCAAATGATTAATGATGGCTTCGCTGTTGGAGTTTGGCAAGAGCAGATGGGAATTCAAGATTTAATGCTGGTGACTGACTTCTAATGGCAGAGAGAAAAATTAACTCAATGACTGTAGGGGAGGTTTCCCATCCGGACGCGTTCTCCGTAGATTCAGAAAGCCTCGACTCTCCACAAGAACAATCAGAAACAATCTACTTAAATAACAAATGGGAGCAACAACTCGGCTACTT